GACAATGAGCCGGATGGAAGGCCAATATTCCAACAATCGCCGTTTCGATAGCTATCCGGCTTTGGCGTTGCTGGATGGCGTTGCGGGTTTTGAGGATTTTGTCATGCCCAAGGGGCAGCGTTGGCAAAAATTTAGAGTTCCGGATGAAGCGGTTAATAATCGTCGTGCGAACCGCGTGTGGCTGGAAGCGATGGAAGGGCGGTTATTTGCGCTGCGCAACGATCCCGAAAGCGGCTTTGTCTGGAACATGCACCAATCTGCGTGCAGCCTTTTTGCCTTTGCGATGCAATCGATGTGGCCTGACCTTCGCCGTGACCAGCGCGGGCGGGCTGTTGGCCTGACCTATGAGGCAGAGCATATTGACGGGATTTATCTGGAGCTCGACGGCGCGGGACGCCCATATCGGATTCATCGCAAGATCATTTTGTCGGCGCAGCAGGCGATGGACAAGTGGAAAGACAAGTCCCCCAAGGAAGTTGTCGACGCCATGACGGGCCTAAACAAGAATCCTGACCGCGATTTTACTTTTGTTCATTGCATCGAAAAAAACAGCCGATTGCTGACAGGCAGGCTTGATGCAGCAGGTATGCCATGGCTGGGCGGATATTATCTTGAAGGCGGGGATGATAATATGTTTGCGACGGGTGGATATGAAACCCTACCGCGCATTGTCAGTTCGTTTGATCGCGGGCTTAACCAGCATTATGGCAAATGCCCGGCAATGTTCGTGTTGCCGGAAATTCGCGCGTGCCAGGTCATGAAACAAGACCGCGTTTTGGCGGTCGAGCAAAAAACCAAGCCGCGAATCATTGCAATGGACGATGCGCTTGATCGCGGTATCATGAACCTTGGCCCTTATGGTGTCACCTATGGCGGGCTGGACGAGCGCGGCAACCCCACGATGCAGCCATGGCTTGAAGGCGCAGACTTAACCGAAGCCGCCGCGCTGCACCAAGAAGAACGCGAGATGATTGATCGCGCATTTTACCGCGACCTTTTCCAGATCAACAAGGAGTATAAGACCCATATCACCGCAACGCGGACGATGGAGGAAATTGCCGAAAAGGGCATATTCCTCGGCCCGTTGGCGCGGCAAGAAGATGAATGGCTGTCGCGCATGTTGCCGCGCGAATTATGGTTGATGGAGCAATTGGGGTTGATGGACGACATGCCGCCTGAGCTGCGCGAGTATTTTGCGCAGGAAGGTGGCATTGACGTCATGTACGACAATAATCTGAGCCGGATGCAGGAAGCGTCCGGCGCGGTTGGATTGTTGCGCACCGCCGAAATGGTAACGTCGCTTGGTTCCATTGATGCCGAATATGTCGAGGCATACAAGCGCGCCTATGACCCGAACATAATTGTCGGTTGGCTGGGCCGCAACAACGGCATTCCAGCGATGTTAGAACGCAGCGACGACGACAAAAAAGCGTTCGACAATGACAAGGCGATGGCCGCGCAAATGCAGGAAGCATTGGCAGCCGCACCGGTGATCGCCGACGCGGCGAAGAATTTTGCGCAAGCGGAGTCAATCAGTGTCGCATGATGCCGGTTTTTTTGCTGATGCGCACCGCCCGCGCGCAAAAACCTCGCCGGGCGAATTGCTGCGCGCCAAGGCAAATCGGCGCATATATGCCGCCTATCAGTCGATATTTGGCTTAGTCGATGGCAAGCTGTCCGATGATGGCCAGATCGTATTAACCGACCTGATAACAGCAGCAAATTTGGGAGAAATGAGCGGCGCGCTTTCGGATAGCGAGCTGCGCGAATGGTATGGTCGTCGCAAAATTCTTTTGCACATCATTAACCGTCTGGACCGCGACGGCACCAAGGCCGGTCAACTTACGCAACAAATCAGGGAGTCCCTAACATGAGTGACGCATTATCAGGCGCATTGAGCGGCGCTGGCACCGAGCAGCAGCAGGACCAGCAACAGCAACAGCAACAGCAACAGGCGTCCGCCTTTCCTGCATGGCTCGGCGAAATACCCGCAGAACTGCAAACCGACGATATGAAGGCGCGCGCGACGCGCTTTGCGCAGCCAGTCGATATGTTCAAGGCATTGACCGAAACGCAGGATTGGGCACGCGGCCGCGTTGCCTTGCCAAAAGAAGGCGATGCCACCAGCTTTGCAGAGTTTGCCGCCAAGGTCAGGCCGGAAACAGCCGATGCCTACAAGATCGAAGTCAATGACGGAAGCGGCACTGAATTGGCCGATGCATTTAGGCCTGTTGCCTTTGATGCAGGATTACACCCCGAGCAGGTGAACAAAGTCGTCGGATTTTGGAACCAGACGCAAGCCGATATGGTCAGCAAGCAAACGCAGCTTGGCAATACCGAATTGAAAAGCATCGAAATGGAAATCGGTGAAGCCGCCTATGCGCAGCGCGTCGAAGCGGTAAGCAACCTATTGCGCAATGCCGGTGTCGAAGTGGACGATATCGCTCCTGCAATGGAAAAGATCGGCGGCGGTGCCGGTAAGGCGATGAAGGCGTTGTTTACGCTGGCCGAAGCAACTGGCGAATTGGGCAAAGTCGATGGTGTTACAGTGTCGATGCGCCTTGGGTCGATGAACGCAAAAACCGCGCAGGAAACGCTGACAAACCTCGATAAAGACCCTGCGTTTTTCAAAGCAGCGCAGATCAAAAATTCGCCCGAATGGAAAAAGCGCGACGACCTCATTCGCATAATTGCAGGCGGTCAATAATTTTGGCTTGACGTCAGTATGTCATTTGGTAACTAAGGCAAAGGAGGGGCGGTTTTTAGCGCACGCGCCATACAGCCCGCCCTTCAACACTCCGGCCTACCCGCATATAGCGGCCCCGGTGCAAGGCGAAAGCAGCCACGCCCAGGTGGAGCGCATCCTCCGAGATCGGCCCGTCATCCGACGCCTACCCGGTCGAAATCCCGTTTGATTTTGACCTATAGGAGACAGGGCCATGCCCGAGAATTATGCCGATACACATCGCAATGTAACTTTTAACAACAACGTCACCGCCACGCTCCGTCAGGAACCTGGCATTCTGTATCCGCTTTGCGGCAGTTCCGCCAGCTACAGCGGCAGCAAGGCCGCACGGATCGAAAACCGTTTTGGTCGTTTGAAAATGCAGACCAAGGCCGAGCGCAACGGCGATACCAACAATGTCGATTTGAATAGCGTTGCGCGTCACATCAAGGTCGGACCAAGCGCCGATGTCGCGCCGTTAATTGATCGCGACGACCAAGGCACAACCGAAGTCGAATTGACAAGCCCAGCAGTTACCGAAACCGCCGACGCAGCACGAACCTATCACGATGATATGTTCGGCATTGGTTATTTCGGAGATGCTTGGGAAGGTGAAACCGGCAGCACGGCGATTCCGTTCAAGGCCGCCAATATCCTCCCCCACGGCGGCACGGGTGTTACGAAGGCAAAGCTGATCGAAATGCGTGAATTGGTGCGCAAGCGGAACAACAAGACGATGCGCGAAAAGCCCGTCATGTTCCTGTTCCCGGAGGATGAAAGCCAGTTGCTGAGTATCAGCGAATATGCCGATATCGACACCAATAATTTCAAGCCGCTGGTCGAAGGCGAAATCATGCCGTGGCTTGGCTTCCGCTTTGTCTGCATCAATCCGGATTCGGAATCGTTGCCGACGTCGTTCAGCAACTATTTTGCCGATAGCGGTGCAACCCGCCGTCTCCCGGTCTTCATGCCAAGTGGTATGCACCGGGGCATCTGGACCGAGTTTTGGGGCAAAATTTCGGAACGCAACGACAAGAAGCACAGCGAGCAGATTTACGGCGAAGCTCGCAGCGCCTGCGTCCGCACCGACGAAGACAAATGCTTCCTGTTCCTCAGCCAAGGATAAGGTGAACCGGGCGGCAGCGATGCCGCCCGGTCAACTGACGTAGAGCGGCGTCGTCAGCCGGACAAGCAGAAGGACAAATCCAATGACCACTCGTTACGGTACTCAATTCAGCGCCACCGACTCGCTTAAAAAAGCGAACGGTACATCGCACAATAGCCCAATCAAGGCATTCAAAAACCGTTTTGCACTCGGCACCGAAGGCGGAACAGTCGGCCCATATTTGATCGCAAAAATTGGCATTGGCCATGTGATCGACGAATTCCGGTTGGACACCGATGCCAACCTGTCGGCGATTAACTTCACGATCGGCACCATTGCTGCACCGGCCAAGTATCGCGCCGCGACCGCAGGGCCAAACGCTGCCGTTGTCGTATTGCAGCCGTTGTTGGCGAACAACATCGAAGCGTCTGAAGTCGCGGAAGATATCTATCTGTTCGCCAGCGCCAACATGCCCAGTGCCGGAATATTGAAAACGACGGTTTTAACCGTCGCACGTTAAAAAGTTTACCGGCCAGCTTTTGAGTTGGCCGGTGAAGCGGCGCGCCGGATGATCCGGTTTGGATCAACGCTCGGCGTAGGGGTGAAAGTCCGGCGCGTCGCAATCTGTTTCCCTTTGGAGCAAAGCCACGATGACCGCAGCGCCCGTCCCATCGCAAACACGCATCGTCAACGCGGCCTATGCCGAATTGGGATCGACGACGACTATCAACAACATCGATGACAGCGCGGCGCACCGCGCCAAAAGGCTTTGGGACGATATTGTTGCCGAAATGCTTGCAGAGCATCCTTGGAATTTCCAGATACGGCGCAAGCCATTAAACGCGACTGCCGACGTCGATTTGACCAACAGCGAATGGGATTATGCGTGCGCCTTGCCGCCCGACTGCGCACGCTGGCTGCCGCCGTCTCGCGAAGATAAGAATTTCTTTCGCGGCGAAGCTGAAGGCCGCTATTTGCTGGTCGATAGCACGCCGCCAATCCAGCTGCGCTACATCACAAGCGATGTCGATATCGCAACATGGTCGCCGCATTTTGTGCGCGCGATGATCCTGCGCCTAGCTGAATCGCTTTGCGATGGCGTGACGCAGAGCGAAGGCAAAAAAGACCGGCTGCGCGAACGTGCCCAAGCCGCATTGAAAAATGCCAAGCGCATCGATGGTATGCAAACAGGCCTGACCCATCGCAGCGCCGTGACGGTGCAATCGTCGTGGCTGCAAGCGCGGATGCACCCAAACACCTATATCGGGCGTTAGCCCATGTCGCGCGTTTCGCACTGGCAAGTCAGTTTCAATGGCGGTGAATTGTCGCAGCGGTTGCGCGCACGCATCGATCAAGCGGTTTACGATATCGGCCTTGATGCCATGGTCGGCTTTGCGCCGACACTTGAGGGCGCGGCAGAGGCAATGCCCGGCACAATCCGAATTGCCGCAGCCAAGGGGCCGTGCATATTGCAGCGGTTCGAATATAATGTGACCCAAGGCCATGTGCTGGAATTCAGCAATATGGCAATCCGTATTTTCACCAATGACGCGCAAGTCATGGACGGGACTGTGCCGTTTGAAGTCGAGACGCCCTATAGCTATGCGCACGTGCAACAGCTGGCGTTTGAGCAAAGCTATGACGTGCTTTATTGCTATCACCCTTTGCACCAAACGCGCCAATTTGTGCGTCTTGCCGCCGATGACTTTGCGATTGAAACGCTTGAACTGGAAAATGGCCCGTTCGAACCGCGCAACAAGGACAAGACTTTACTGGTTACCGCTAGCGGAGTCACGGGCAGCGTTACGCTGACGTCATCAAGCGCCCTATTCGTGGCAACCGATGTTGGTAGCTTGTTTCAGATGGAGGCCGATGATTTCGGCGATATCACCGCTTGGGAGCCATATATAAGCGTCACCAACGGGCAGATGTTGACCTGGAATGAGCGTGTCTATCGCGTGGTGGGCGGCAGCGGACGAACAGGAACGCTGGCGCCGGTGCATACTGAAGGCGTCGAATGGGACGGCATAGGTGTCGGCACTGATATCAACGACAAGCCAGCGGGCGGTTGCCAGCTGGAATATGTGCATGATCGCTTTGGTGTTTTGCGCATCACGGGGTTTACCAGCGGCACGGTTGTTACGGCGGACGTTCTGCGCACATTGCCCTTTACGGTGTCTGAAGCCTATGATTATGAGGACGGTTATTGGGATCCGGACTTTGGCGTTTGGGTGCCACCAGCAACCGGCGTCACCTATAGCTATGGTAGTTGGCGCTGGCGGTTTGGAAGCTTTTCAAACACGCGTGGTTGGCCGCAATGCGGGGTGATCTGGAACGAGCGGCATGTGTTGTTCAAGGGCAGCACGGGATATGCCAGCGTCGCGGGCGATCTCAACGATTTTTCGACCTATAATGAGCTGGGCGACATAACCAGCGACATGGCCTTTATCTTTACGATTAAAGACCCGAACGCCGTCTTGCGCGCGGTCGCAGATGACAAGTTGTTGATGTTTACGGCCAGCGGTGTGTGGGCATTGAACCCGTCCAATGCGGCCGCAGGAATCGGCCCTGGCAATTACCGCGTGGACCGGCAAAGCAATGGCGGCGCTTCAGCGGCGATGGCGGCGGAAATTGACAGCCGGATCGTCTATATTGACCGCAGCAAGCGCCGGATATTCGAAGCGGATTTCGAAGCGCAGCGCAATGTTGAAAGCGTGCTCGACCTCACGCGCTACGCACGGCAAATTGGCAGTAGCCGGTTCGTGCAACTGGCGACGCAAAACCAGCCCATGAACATGATCTTCGCGGTGCGTGGCGATGGCAGCTTGTCAGCGGCGGCATATCTGCCCGAGGAACAGGTATTGGGATGGTGCCAGCGCCCAATGGCGCCAGGCGTGGCCGCGCGCAGCATTGCCAGCATGACGGACCCGAACGGCGAGTATGAACAGATTTGGGTGGCGGCACAATATGGCGGAAGCTGGCATATCCTCTTGATGGAGGAATGGCGACAGGACAATGAGAGCCGCCCGAATGCCGTTATGGTCGATATGGCGAAACGCTGGGACGGCGCGGCGGCAACTACGTTCACGATTTCGCATCTACCCAATGCCAATATTCATGTCGTTGCCGATGGGCGGGTTTATACGACGCTATCAACCAATGGCGCTGGCGCGTTTACGTTGCCGCAATCGGCCTCAATCGTCGTCGCCGGTTTGCCGTTTGAAGCCTATGTCCGCCAACTGCCGACAGAAAAGGGCGGGGATAACGGCCCCGCGATCGGCAAGATGGCGCGGGTTTCGCGCGGCTCGGTCAAGGTGCTGAATACGCGCGGGCTGGCAATTAGTGCATCGGGCGGGCCACCGCCGCGCACGCTGGAATCGCTGCGCACCGATAGCGTTACCGATAGTGCGTTCGATCCAGTCAGCGGTTTCGCCATCGAAGAAGATTTGGGCGATTATGTTCGCCAGCCTTGGTTGAAAATCGAGCGCATTGCACCAACCGAAGCGACTATCCTTGGCATTGGCCAGATATGCGATGTGGAGGAAAGATGATCCGCGTTGCACCTTTCGTCCCCAATGACTTGTTGGAAATCAATGTGCAAGCCGCGCAGCGCAGCGATAATTACCGCGTGTCGTTGTTTGAAATGGGTAAGGCGCAGTCGGCCAGCGGTATGGCATTCACCGCGCGCGATGCTGAAACAGGCCGCATCCTGATTTGCGGCGGCGCGTCGGAATGGCACAAACAGCATGCGTCGCTTTGGGCTGTGCTCGCGACAAGCAAGCGCGGCAATATGCAGTTAATAACAAGGCGCGTGCGCAGCTTTATCGACCAATTGCCCTACAATCGCGTGGACGCAATGATCCATAGCGATTTTGCTGCGGCTAAACGCTGGGCACATATCATCGGGCTGTCCCATGAAACAACGCTGGCACAAGCAATGCCCGATGGCGGCGATGCACTTATATTTAGGAGGAAAGCATAATGGGTGCGGCAGCATTACCAGTTATCGCGCTAGGCGTGGAGGTTGCGGGCCAAGTGGCGGGCGGCATCGCGGAGAACAAGACTCAGCGCGCAGGCGCACGGGTTGATGATGAAAACGCGCGTCTGACCGTCTTAACGGGTGAACAAGAAGCGTTGCAAACGCGCAAAGACGAACGCAGCATGGCGGGAGACATGATCGCCGCGATGGCGGGTGGCGGCACGTTGCTGGACGGCAGCAATGCCGACTTGATCGCGCAATCAGCCTATCAGCGCGAAATGGAGATTTTCAATATCCGGACGCAGCGCAGCGCCGAGGCGCGCAATTTGCAGCAATCGGCCAAGGATAAACGCCGCGCGGGCAAGAATGCGTTGATCGGTGCCGGGTTTAGCGCGGTTTCAACGGCTCTTGAGGGCGCGTCAGACATCCGTGCCAAACGGCTTGAGGCGGCCCAACGTGCGCGGGAGCGGTCAGCGACGTTAAGCGGGGCAATCAAGATGCCGTCGTCGGTCATTAACAAAGCACCGCGTCCGGGGGTCGCATACTGATGCCGCCCGGTTTCCAGAGCAGGGTCAATACCAATGTCGTACCGGTGCAGGCGCGGCAAGGTGGCGGTGTCGGTGGCGCGATTGCCGAGGGCATTGCACAGCTGGGTAAGGTCGGCGGTCAGATCGCCGCGCAAGACGCACAGGTGCAGGAGCGCATCGCCGATAGCGACGCTCGAATCGCCGAAGTGCAGCGCCGCCGCGAGATATCGGCGCACAGCGCAGACCGTATCGGCGCATGGGCACAGTTACAGGCGGACGTCGGCAATGAGTTGATGGACGTGCGCACGCGCAGCAAGCCCGGCGCGGTGGGTCACAAGGAAGAAGCTATCAAGCTGATCCGCAGCAAGATGGACGATTTTCTTGGCACGCTGGCCGAGGAACCCGAAGTGCGCGAACGGTTCGAGCCGATGCTAATCGAATTCGAAGCGCGTACCTTGCTCAACGAAGGCGAGTGGGAATTGCAGAAGCGCGCCAAGCATCAGGGCGATAGCTGGGCCAGCTATGTCGATGTGGCTGGCAATCAAGTCATGCTCGACCCGACGCCGGGCCGGTATCAGCAAACGATCATGGACGGCGAAGCTGCGCTCGAATTGATGGACGTCGATGGCACGGAGAAAGCTGCATTGCGTGAAAAGCTTGTCGCAGCAACGACCGAAAAGCTGCGCGATGGCATGTTGCAGGCTGGCCAGATCGACCAGCTCGAAGCCTTGGCCAAATCGGGCTTTCTCAACGACAAGGGAATCGACCTCAATCGAACATTCAAAATGCTCGATATCGAAAAACGCGAAAAGCAGCAGGCTGTAGAAGAAGCCGCCATGCTCCAACGCGAGGCGGCGCGTGAAGTGGCCAAGCAGATTGATGCGCGGATCGATGGCGGCGAGATTATTGATCCTAAATCAATGGCAGCGGCAGCGGCGGCGATGCGGGCGGCGGGGGTCAAGGAATCGGAAGTCATTGCCTTTGAAAACAAGACCGTCGAGGCGCGGGTCAACCAGACCTATAATCCGCAAGCTGACCCGATGGGAACGCAGGCCAGTATGGCGGCTTCGGCGCTTGAAGCCAAAATATTCAGTGGCAGGGCTACGCCCGACGAAGAGCGGCGATATAAGCATTTGAAAAAGATCGGCGACACGCGCGCGGCCGAGTTCGGAAAGAACCTCAAACAAACCGCTGCGCAGGGCGTGCAGGGCAAGCAACAGGTCTTGGGGCAGATTGACGCCATGGACGTTTCGCAACGCTTCACGGCAGCTGAGGCGGCGGCGCAGGGCTTGGGCCAAGTCGCCTTTGTGAAGTCGCAGGCGCGCGAAGCGGTATTGTCGGGTATGGAGGATATTGTCGCCAACCCGAAAATCATCGACCAAAAGCTGGCGACCAAACAATTCGAGCGCCAAACCAAATCGGCATCGTTTGGTCTTTCCCAAGAAACGCAGCAAAATATCAAACGCGTGGCCAATGGATATTATGCCTATTATGCCAAGCAGGCAGGGCTTGGTCCCGACGAATTCAACCCGGCGATTTATGATGCCGCGATCAAGGTCGCATCGGGTGCAGAAACGCGCGACGGTATCTGGTACGGGGGAATTCAGGTTGTGCGCGGTCGATCGGTTGCCTTGCCCGATAACTATACCGCTGGCCAGTTTGATGCCATGATATCTCGCATCCCAAATGCCGCGTTCGAATCCGCGGTGCATCGCAATGGCGGCACAGCCAGCAAGTCGGACATTCTCTCGAATTACCTTATCGTTTATCAAGGGCCGACTGACGACGGTTATGCTCTTTACCATTTCCGCGATCCGAACGGCAACATATTGTCGATGAAAAACAAGCGGCCATTCCCGCTTAAAGTGCCGTTGAAGGCAAGATAATGTCGGGTATTCCACCACAAGGTATTCGGCAATCGCCAACGTCGTTGCAGCCAACCCAAGGCCCCGCTCCGGGTCTGATTGACACATTTGTCGCTGGTTCGCGGGTTGGTGTAACTGATTCCGCAACGCCAAAAGACATGATGCAATCCGGCAACTATTTCGCGTTGATGGAGGCCGTTGGCGAGGTCAACGGAAAATCGCTTGGCGATTATCGCCCGTGGTCGCAAACGCTAAATCAGTTTGTGCCTTTTTCAAGCCATTTGGATGTTTACGATCTAGACGCGCTCTGGTCGGACATATCCGAAATTAAGAAACGGAACCCGCAAGCATTGGCGGGAATAAATAATCGAGAAGAATTTGAAAAAGGATTGAGTTATCGCGGCCCGAAAGCTGATAGTGACAGGGATGCCGCCAGTCGCGGCAATGTCGTAGCATCGTTCCTCGGACAGGCCTTTGGCGGGATGATTGACCCGATAAATATATTGGGCACTGGCGTCGGCGCTAAAACATTACGAGGCGCTATTGGGCTTGCGATGTTAGAAGGTGGCTCGCTGGAACTTGCGCAGGAAGGTCTAAAACGCAAACAAGCAAAAATGGCGGGTGCCGAACGCACGGTCGCTGATGCATTTTCAGACGCTGGTATTGCGGCTGTGGGCAGTGGTTTTTTTGCAGGCGTGGGCCGTTATGGTTATGATAATTGGGATGCCATAAAGGCCGCGCCGAAAGCGGTGCAAGAAAAGCTGTGGGCGCAGATTGCGCCAGCTTTGCCCGAATCGATCCGGCCTAAGATGGATTGGGATGCCATCGGCGATGATATGTTGCCCGACATTGCCGAGGCTGTCATTGGCCGCGATAATCTAAGCGAAGCCGAGGCGGATGCCGTGGCGGTCGTGCGGCGGGAAAGTGCGATTGAGGCGCGCAACCCCTTCAAGCCCGATGGTGCCGGGACGCGGGTTCATGCCGAAAATCTGGCTGAGGCGATGCAGCGGATATTTGATGCTCCTACGCCTAGCGGCTTCGGCGCACAGGCGCGCGCTGCTGTTTCACGTGGAAATCGTGAAACACTTAATCGCAGCACGTCGATATCGTCGGGCGTCGTTCCCGGCGATGCGCGCAGTGTTTTGAAAAGCCGGATCAAGGTCGTGGAGTCGTCGGGCAGCAATGTTGCGCGCAATCCCAATTCAACGGCGCTTGGCCCCTATCAGTTCCTGACCGGTACATGGTCACGGCTGTATAAGTCGCGTTATGGTGCATCGGGTAAAAGCGATGCCGAAATTGCCGCGCTGCGCACGGACCCGCGCCTGAATGAAATCCTGATGGACGATTTGATGGCGTTGAACGAACAATCGTTGCGCAGTGCGGGCATCACGCCAAACGCCGGAAATCTTTATCTTGCGCATTTCGCGGGCAATAGCGGTGCGCGCAAACTGCATCGCGTGCCGCCAAATACGCCCGTGCGCGACGTGCTCGGCGATGCGGTGGTTGAGGCCAACCCATTCCTTCAGGGGATGAACGCCGCCGACGTGATTGATTGGGCCGCGCGCAAAATGGGTGGGCAAGGCGGAGTTCCTTCGTCGGGCCGTTCGGTCGATATCGACCCGGAGGCGTCCGTGCGCGCCGATCTTGACCGCCAGCGTGCGCAAATAGACGCCGACCGCGCCGCGATTGAAGGCATCGCGCCACGGCCACGGTTGATGGACGATGACGATATGTTGCCAGAGCCAATCCATGATGGTGGCGATATTCCCGTGCTGGCGAACCCGATTGAAGCAATTGCGCGGCCAGCGCCGATTGCTTCGCCAGCGGTGCCGCCACGATTGCCGACAATCGAAGATGCCGAAGTTAGCGCGTTCTTGCCAAAGCTACGAAAAATCGTGCGCGCGCGCGAAATGTCGTTGAACGAACCGGCCAAAATGGCGGCGGCGCTGGGTGTCGATGAAGCCTTGCTGCGACGCGGCCTGATCCAGATGGCGGCGGGCAAAGAAATTCGCATGAACAAGAAACAGCAATTCATGCGCTTGCCGCAGGACAGTGGCCCGGTCGATGTGCTGAAATATATCGCGCGGGCGGGCGGCATAAAAGACAGCGAAGGGCATGACTTAACCGGCATGTTCCGCGTCGTCCAGACGCGAAGCCGCAAGGTCGGCAAAGGCGCGTTAATGGAGGTCAGAAGGCACAAGGTCGATACGACATATTTGGTGCCGGGGGCTGGTTATATCGTGAGCGATAAAGGCCGGTCGGTTGACGAAATCGGCGAATTGCTTTGGGAGGCTGGCTATATCAACAATGGCGGTGATCGTCCAACGGAGCGCGAAGTGCTCGATATGCTCGACTCCGCATTTCGTGGCGGCAAGAAATTCTATCCGGTGGATGAAGTTGCCACAGCGCGCATCAAAACGGGAAAGCTGTTCCGTAGCGAGGAAGAAGAATATTATATCCGCAACATGTTTGACGATGTGGCGCAAGCCAATGGTTACAGCATGGATGACGCCGGAAACGCAGGCGCGCGCGGCGCGGATGCACCGTATGCTGGCGGGCAAAGCCGCGCCGACAGGCAAGACGAACTAGCGCGCGCGACGGCCAGAAGTTTTGATGCACGGCTTGTCGGTCTTGATGATCCAACTAGTCCGCAATCGCGCGCTGTAATTGATGGCATGATCCATGATCTTGAAATGATCGCGGTACTCGATGCCGACGTAACATTTCGGATTTCTGACGACGGACCCGACCAAAGCATTGCCGATGCGCTAAATGACCTTCGCGCAAAGCAAAGCGAAATTGATGCATTGAAAGCCTGCATGCTGCCAAAAGGTAATGGATAATGAGTATTGATGCCTGTCTACCCGGACTAGTCGCAGATGGTTCTCTGACTCCACAGCGCGCCGAGACGATTAAAAAAGAGTTTCAGCAGCTCAACATAAAACTTTCCAAGAAACTGAACGCCGCGACAGCCGCTGAAGTAGCCGGGCAAATGGTTATAGACGGAATGCAGCGGAAATTGACGCTTGATCAGCTGCATGCGGTTTTGAAAATAAAAGCTCAAAAGCAGGCATTGCTTGATATGCAAGCGTATGGCGACAAAACGGGTAGAGATCCATGGGCTGCCATCCGCGGCATGTTGACTGACAGCGAGTTTGCTCCTTATATGAACGCCTATCGGCGCGGTGAAGCCTTATTTGATGATTCCACGCGCGGGCTATACGAAGCAATTCAAAAGCACCGTCGCAATTTGCGTGGCCAAGTGCGAAACCGCGCGGACATGGACTTTGCGGTCGATGTTATTCATGGTGATAAAAATAGCGATGCCGATGTTAACGCCGTCGCGGGAATGTTTACCGAGGCGTTTGAGGCGGCACGGCAAAGATTCAATAGAGCGGGTGGTAATATTGGAAAGCTAGAAGGCGGTTATTTTCCACATAATCATGATGCCCGCAAGGTGCGTGATGCGGCTAGGTCCCAGCCTGAATACAAGCCGCTGCGTAAGGCGCGAGAAGCCGCGTACAGGACGGGCGATATTATCCGCGCCGAAAAGCTTGATACTGAACTAATCGACCTTAATTACCGCGTGTGGCGTGATGATCAGCTCAAACTGCTTGATGTGCCTAAAATGCGCTCCACGAAAACTGGTGAGCCGTTTGATGCCGATACGCTTGAAGAAGCGATGCGCGATGCATTTGATAATATTAGAACGGGTGGCATGGATGACCTTGGCCCGACCGATGGTGGCGTCGGGCAGACAATGCTTGCAAAGTCCCGAGGTGAGCATCGCTTTTTCGTTTACAAAGATGGGCCGTCGTGGCGGGCTTATGCCGAAAAATATGGCGATCCGGACGCATTCAATGTCGCCATGGGTCATCTAAAATCTATGGCGCGCGACACCGCGCTTATGGAGCGCTTCGGACCAAATCCGCCTGCAACATTTCGGTATTTAATGGACAGGGCAAAGCGCCAGAAACTGCAATCTGGCGCTGACAGCGAAGATGCTATTTTTGGCGCAAAAGCGCAGGAATATGGAACCCAGCAGCTTTGGGATGTAGTAACCGGAAAATGGGACAGCCCGGTCACCGGAAAGCTTCTTACTTATGTAGGAAGGCCGTTGGCAGGCACTCGTAACATTCTAACTTCGGCATGGCTCGGCTCATCGCCATTATCAGCCATCGGCGATTTTAATACACAGCGTCTGGCCAGATCACTTGCAGGGCTGCCGCAGGTTAATATGATATCGGGTATGCTCAAGCAACTTAATCCAGCGAGTGATGCGGATCGAAAGTTAGCGGTTGAATTGGGCCTTGGCGCGCGTAACGCAACGCAGTCGATGCTAGGTCTCAATCGATACTTTGGCGAGCAAAATGAAATCGGTTGGACCTCAATTTTGGCCGACGCAACTCTGCGTTTGTCTGGCAATAATGCGCTGACTGAAGGTGGCCAGCGTGACTTTGGCCTCACGTTCCTGCGTACCTTAGCGCGAGAAAAAACACAAAAATTTGATGAACTGGACGCACCTTTGCGTTCTACGTTGCTCAAGCATGGAATTGATGCTGATGACTGGAACGACATTCGTAGCTCTCCGATGCGCAAAGAAAAGGGTTATGAATATTTTGATGCTCGCAAAATCGAAAATCGCGCAGTCGGCGACAAAGTAATGGATATGGTCGGTGCCGAAACCGACGCCGCAATTCAAATGGCCACCCCCGCAATGCGCGCTCTCGTTGGCGGCGGGCCAAAAGGAACTGTTGCCGGTGAATTGTCAGCCAATGTTATGCAATTCAAGACATTTACAACGAGTTTGTTGATGACCCATGTGAGCCGGATGATTGCATTAGGCCCGAAACGAGGTGCAATTTATGCGGCAAATTTCTTTGTAGGAATGACATTCATAGGAGCACTGTCGCTCCAGCTAAAAGAAATATCCAAGGGCAAAGACCCTCGCCCGATGACTACGGCCGAATTCTGGATCGATGCTGCTCTGCAAGGTGGTGGAATTGGTATATTGGGTGATTTCATGGGAAGCTTCTTCAACGATAGGCAGGCATCGGTTGCTTCGTTCGTGGCAGGCACAACGGCGGGCGCTGCCGAAGATGCTTATGAATATCTAATCAAGCCATGGACAGATGATAATGAGGAAAACAATACATCTGGCATTCCGCGAATGATAAAGCGGTATACCCCAATTGCCAGTTCGCTCTGGTATGAAAAATTAGCTTTTGAACAAATCGTCGTTGATTGGGTGGGAAAACTAGCTGATCCCGAATTTGAAGATCGATATCGCCGTCTAGAACAGCGCGCCGAGAAGGAAGGCACGGCTTATTATGCGCCACCTGGTGCAGGGCTATCCGGAATGCGGGCACCTGACTTGGAAAACGCGTTTGCGGAGTCCGCGCAGTAGCCGCTTGACGCATTAGGACGGTTACGATATTAGCATCTTCAACAGCTGGTTCACCCCTACGCCGAACCCCGCCCTTTTGCCGCTTTGCGGTAGCTGTGGCATATCAGGTTCGGCCATTCGATGACGGTTTCCACCCAGTATCAGCCATTCACCTTCAAGCCCGGCGCGGCAATGACGGCCGAGGCGATTCCATGGCAATTTCTGGCCGGTGAACAGATCGTCGTCACGCACATTGCGGCAGTAACCGCCGCCGAAACCGTGCTCGTTCTCGGCGACGATTACAGCATAAGCGGCAGCGGCCCCGATGGCACGGGCAGCGTCACGGCGCTTGCGGCATGGCCAGTCAATGATGATTTTCGCGTCGAGCGCGCTACGTCGCTTGAGCAAGAATATGAATTGCCGCCGTTCGAAGCAATCCGTTCGTCGGCGCTAGAGCGCGAAAACGACCGGCAGTTGATGGCGTTGCAGGAGCAAGAAGTGGCGCGCGAAAAGCTGGATCACCGCGCATTACAATCGCCAAAAGGTCAAATCGCTGGCGTTCTGCCATCCTTACTCGATGGAGCTGGCAAGTTTTTGTCGCGTACAATTGGCGGTTCTTGGTTTTGGTCGGAAGGCACGGGCGGTGGCGACGCGGCTTTGCGTGGAGATTTGGCTACAGGGCCAGGTGGCGATATCGTGCTTTACGATCCAGATTTATTTGGTAGTGTATTGCGGTCAGCATCCGACAAGCTGCGCGATATTGTAAGCGTTAAGGATTTCGGCGCAGTCGGCAACGGTGTTGCTAATGATCGTCTAGCCATCATCAATACGATTGCTGCTGTAAAAGCCAATGGCGGCGGCACAGTGCTATTCCCCAAGGGGCAATATCTTGTGTCTGGCGTTCAGCAAGTTGTCAGCATCCCTGAAATTAGCGGCACTTTTGCATATGCAGCTACATCTAATGATGTTCAGATTTATGTGACCGACCTTAATAACGTGAACTTTATATTCGACGGTGCGGAGTTGGTCTCCGACAAAACTGACGGCGGATATACGTTGCTGTTTGATGGTTGCTCGAACTTGACGTTTAACAATTTGCAGATGACCGGCGCAACCGTGATGACCGGATCAACCGTCAGCACCACAGGCACAAACGGAATTGGGTTTGTCAGCTTTACGCAAAACTCTGAAAACATCACGTTGAACAACACGCGCATTAACGATCACTACACCAGCGTTGATGTGGCTGGCGACCCTGCATCAGCTTTCCGCGTTACAAACCTAACTTTGACCGGATCGACCTATTTCTATAAGGGCAATTACGGCCTTGCGTGTCGCGGTAATGGCGTCAACGTGCTGGTTGAAAACATATACACTTACGGCAAGAACCGTGGGTTTTTCATCTATGACACCGTGCAAGTATCAGTCACTGGGACGATTGACTTTGCATCCAATGCAAACACTGGGCTTGGCTGCTTGGTCAAGGCTTACACGGCAAACACGCGAAACATCAAAATAGATTGTGTATTCAAGAACAAGGCAAACCTTGCCACTTCGCGTTTAGCGTTCCAATCGCAGCACAACCCCGCCACGCAACCGACCCCTGCGTATGTGGTAGACGTGTTTGTAAAATATACCGAAGAAAACTGCGGGGCGTTTGGGTTAGGGATTGAATATAATTATTTTCAAAACACAACGTCGCAAGCGTCATCGACGGGCACG